CGTCGAACTTGGCGCGCTTGAACATTTCTTCGGCCGTAAAGCGGTTGAATTTAAGCTTGGTGTCGAGGGAAACGATCTCCGGCCGCTCGATCTGTTCAGGACCGAGCTTCTTGAGCTTGATGGGCTCGGGCTTAGGATTGAGCGGTGTCAGCGAGTTCATTTTTCTTTTTCTCTTCGATACGGGCTTTTGCGTTCTCAGCCCAGATAAAGTTATCGCGCTTCTCCCGGACCATGATCGCGGTGCGGCGCTGCGTTTCATCCATCTGCGCCATCGGTACCGTCAGGTATTCACGCTCGGCATTGGTCAAGCCGTCGTCCTCGCTGACCGTTTCATCATTCTGAGTTTTTGACATCTTTCCATCCTTTCATGTCGCCGTTAGGCCAGACCTGAACGCGGTATGTAAAATCGCGGCCGTATTTTTCCCCAAAGACAAAGATCTGCGACCCGTCGTTTTGCAGGTGGCAAGTCGTCTCTAATTTTGGGGTTGAAAAAATTTTAATAATCGTCGCAAACCACGACGCGGACCGGCCATGCTCAGGTCGGTATTCCAAGTTGCGCGGAGAGAACAGTGCGGGCATGGACACGAGCTGTATCCTTTACGCTCCCTTTACGTCAAGCGTCTTATGCCCCAACGTCGATTGCGCCGGTTACAAATCGACGACTAAATTTTCTGTTTAGCCGTGAGCTTGACGCCCTTACCGATCGGTTTGCCGCCGTAAGCCCGCGCTTTTTCTATGCGGCCAAGTGCGCCGCCGGCGGATGCCGTTAGATGCGGAACTCCCGGAATGCGTTTCGGTCCGGTCTTCACTTTACCGCCGCTTGCGTACATCCGGCCGCCGCGCGCTGCGAGCGGCGGAGGTCCACCGGGTCCGGCGCCGGGAGGAGGCATTGGTCCGCCGGGAGGAGGGCCGCCGGGACCAGCACCAGGAGGCGGCATCATTCCGCCAGGCTTCGGACCCATCGCCATTTTCGCGGCCGCCATCTTCGCACCGAGTTGAACGCCGGCTTGCATCGCCTGTTTCTTCTCGGCGTCGCCGGCGCCGACTGAAATATTAATTTTCGTGTGACCACGCGGCTTCGATCCGCCGCGGCCGCGCTTGCCGGGGTTCGGCTTCGACATGCCGCCGCCGACTTGCCCACCGTCGGCAAACTTCTTAGCCACGCGCGCCTTGGCAGTTTTCATCGCCTTCTCGCCACCGGGTTCATCGGAATGAGCGGATTGCGGCGTCTTCGATTTCGCCGGGCCGACACCGCCGCCACGGGCATAACCCGCGCCGCGCAGCATGTTCTTGGCCTTGTTGCTTCCAGTCTGGCTGGATTTCACTTTATCATAAGCGCTGTCGCATTCCATAGTCATGCTACTCTCCGTTGTTAAGGCCCGAATGAGGGACGGCCACCGGCGTCGGGCGGTAAAAGACTATCCGGTGGCGTGACATCTGACGCGAATTCGCGTGCATCTTTCATGGCTTGCTGCGAGAGACGCTCGCGCTCGATCTGTTCTTTCGACGCGCGATCGGCCGCGTGATCCTGCATCTCGAGCTGCTGCATCTGCAATTTCGCGGCATTCGTCTGCTGATCGGACGCCGCCTTTTGTTTCAAGGCCATCATCTTCGATTGAGCATCGACCATATGTGGCGATGGCGGCTGCGCGCCCGGAGGAGGTGGCGGCAGGAACAGCGCTTCGATATCTTCTTCTCCGAGCACACGAAGCGCGCGCGTAGCAACTTCTTTCGGGTTAAATAACCCCGGAGGCGCCTGCTGAGCCATTTGCACCACGGCTTGCGCTCTCATAACCCGAAGAATATGGCTGCTGATATTCGGATCCGACGCCGGCACGAGATTTATATCTTTGAACTCGGCTTCGGTCTCCCACTTGTGGGCTGGATTTTCCGCGAGCCGCGTCAGCGCCTCGGGATCTTCCATGAACAGCTCTTTCAGGATCTCGAATTCTTCCTGCTGGGCTGAATGATTACGTTTGTGAACGGCGCTCAAAAGTTTTGTAGATTGTTCGATTAACGCAATGACAGTGCCTACGGGCACATCCGCACGGCCTTCACCGAGCGGGAGTTCGGCAATCGAACCCAGTTTGCGGGCGTTTGTCTCAAGCGCTTGCGCGAGTTGCATGAGCGCCGGCGAAATGTCTTTGTACGGCATGCCCATAACGACTTGCTGGATCGGGCGGCCGCCGGTATCGATCGGCAAAAATCCGCCAGGGCCCGGGCGCATCTGGTTCTTCTCCTGACGCGCCGCCATCTTGTCGATGAGGCCGCCGGGAAAGTTCGAGAACATACCGCCATCGACCATCAGCGACTCGATCGCCGACAGAACCCTCGTCGAATTACCAAGAATGTGGACGTAACCATAATCGTAAAAACCAAGACCGGGGAACAGCGGGTATTTTACGAAGTGCCTGCGGCGCTTGTGATCTTCATCACCCTCTTTCCAATCGCGGCGGATCTCGAGAATCTCGCGGCTGTCTTTCTCGATCGTGACGCGGTAGGGCAACGGAAGCCCGGTCTGTTCGCCGTCTTCATCTTCGTGCTCGTAACCCTTGAGATCGAGATAACAATAACATTCGAGAACAACGTGATCGCGATCTTCCGGCCGCTCGTTACGGTTCTGACGGCCCTCGGTTTCCTTGATCTTGGCGTCGATCGAACCCGGCTCCGATGTCGGCTGCGACAAATCGATATCGCGATATATGCCTTTCAGCATCATCCGCTTCATCGTAATCCGCGACATGTTCGGCGTCTCGTGCGTAACGCGTTTGGCGTCGTGGAGCGATGATGCTCCGTTATTGACGATAATATGGTTAGCTTGCACGAAGCGCGATACAGGCCGGTCTTCGAGCGGGTCGACATAAATCTTCTTGAACGCCAGGCCGCCGAGCGCCTGCGAGAAACTCATCCGATCGGTGTCGGCATAATAAGGCTTATCGATCACAGTCAGGTAATGATTGAAATCTTTTTGCAGCGCCTCGGCGAGATCCGAACGCATAACGGCGCCGGTTAAAGCGCCGGGCGGCGGGGGCGGAGGCGCCGTGCCGCCCATCGGGCCGCCGGGGGCAACGCCCATCACTGGCGCCCCGTTCATCGGCGGACCGCCGTTGTGGCCCATCTGCGGAGGGGAAGCCGGCGGAGTTACCATGTCCCCGCCCGCCCCTCCAGCACGGAGAGGTTGCGTCTTATCGTCGCGTACCTTCACCGGCCCGTCGGCCGGCAACATCTCGGCATTGAAATTCGATTGGTAACGAAGTACCGCTTCGAGAAGCAACGGATCCTTGACCTTCGAAATATTCCCGCCACCGCCCGACACATCGGACGACGGTGACTCGATCTTTAATCCGAGAAGATCAATACCTTTTGAGAAAGTTTCTTCCCACTCCTTACGCGATGACAGATCGCTCTCGATCGCCTCGAGCAATTCGGATGCAAGCGTGTTTAAAATCGACTCGTCTTCCGCGGCGATTTCAACGGCAAGGTTGGCGTCGAAGTCGTCCGACTTTTCCGCTTTCTCTTTCTGCGGCGGATCATCGACCGTGATCGAGCCGTCGTCGTTGTGCGTGATGCCACTATCGTCATCCATCTCCGCATCAGAAAGATCATGCTGGACCGACATGGTGATGCCATCGCCGACCGGGACCGGTTGGCCGTCGCCGTTCATGCGCCGCGTGTGCATACGTTCGGGAAGCGAGAGACCTTCGGAAGCGAGTGTCATTCAGATCTCGATAAATAAAAACCCCGCGCGTAGTTACGGCGGGGGCGATGTGGTTCTGGTTACTCAAAAGACTTTAACACAAAGGACTTGACTTGTCAGTAGTCTATACATCATAAGGCGGAAGGTCGGCATTGGCATCCCCCGGCCGCGGCAGAGAATCAAATAATTCGCGTTTATATTCCTCTTTACGTTTTATTACCCCGTTATCGCGCATCCACCTGAGTGCCTGAGTCGTGCTATCCACAAGATCGTCGTGTTGGCCCTTTGGAAACGAAGCGCAGGTATCGATCAACATCTGGGACCACGTGCGGTCTGGGGCATAGATTAAGCCTTCTTCAAAAAGCCCCTGAATTGAAATCGCCCGGCTGACTTTATCGCCGCGCGGATTGACAAGAACAGTCGACCATTCAGCGGCGCCATAGACACGTTGAATTTCCTGCGCAGCGGAAATACCCGCCGCTTTCGCTTCGATAAGCAGCACGTCTGGTTTGAATTTTCGGCAATTGTTACCTATCCGCGTAACAAGGGGGTTAAACGAAAGTCGATCTTGCCAGGCGTGCATAGCCACCACCTTGGGGGCGCCGGTTCTGTCGTGCCAAACGCCCCACATTGTCATCGCGCTATAATCGTTTTCCTGGCGTTCTGTGAAAGCCAAATCGCAACTTGCTACGATAAATTCTAACGGAGGCCAGCAAACGATGCCGTCTTTCTTCCAATCCTCCTGCTGCCCTTCCGGCGGAAACATCTTCCAGTCCGTCGAACGGATGATGCCGCCCCCTTTAGGTTCGGGCCTCTGTTGTAGCTGGCCGGAGGCTCCATATGTCCCAAGTGTTTTTTCAAGTTTCTGCACTTCCATTTCCGGAATGCGATTCGGCCATAACAGCGTGCCTTCGGCTTCTGACATATCCGCGTGGACTTCGCCATTTTCGTCATACCCGCGCGGATCGTACTCAAGAAACGGGTTGCTCTCATAGCGCATGCGCAAGACGAAATGATCCCACATCTCCGGTTCGGTCTCTAAAATAAATCCCGTGAGATCGAGCTCATGCTGTCTTTGCATAACCAGCAAAATTACGCCTGTCTTCGGATCGTTGAGGCGCGTCGAAAGCGATTGCGTGTACCAGTTTATAACCGCAGCTCGTTCCGCTTCCGATGTTACGTCTTGAGTATTCGCTGGGTCATCGATTAGGATAAAATCTCCGCCTTGCCCGGTTAGGCCGGCGCCAACAGAAGTTGACATGCGATAGCCGCCTTTGTCGTTCTCGAAGAAGCCGACAGCGTTTCGGTCCTCGGCTAATTTGAAACGGTGTCCCCAGTGTTTCTGGAACCACGCGGAGCTTATAATTTTACGCATATCGCCGCTGTGTTTTAGCGATAGACTTTGGCCGTACGAAGCTGTCAGGAACTTGACCTGCGGCCCGCTCATCGGTCCCTTTTCCGACTGGATCCAGATCCAGAGAGGAAGCACCACCGACAAAAGCGAGCTTTTCCCGGTCCGTGGCGGTTGATTGACAATGAGCCTCCGCGTCTCACCGGTAATCAATCTTTCGGCCTGTTCGGCCGTCGCGTCGACATGCCAGTTGTGCTTATAGGGAGCAGGATCGAGATGCGGCCAGGCGCATTTATAAAAAGTCGCCAGCGACAATTCGCATGCGGTCTTTTCGGCGTCGTCGAACAGCTTCATCGCCTGGGCTTGCGCGTATCGCTCCATGCGAGGTAAAGCGCGCGCCAGTTTTTCCAATAACGGTATGGTCTCTTTCAACTTGAGCCGGCGCCGTTCGCGCAGCGTCAGCTCTTCAACAAACTCCTCGTCGTCATCGATCAAATCGTCGATATCGTCCGGATCCACCAGGGGCGCGGGGGCGCCCGGCGCCGGGATATTACTCAGTTGCGTCATCGGGTTCAGGTCCGGTAAGGCCGGGGTAGCAGCCGCTCATGAGATCCGCTTTTATTTTATCGATCATCCAGTTGATCTTGTAAGCGTCCGCGGTGCTGGTGCCAAGAAAATATTTTCCGTTCGGCTTGCGGCCGATCACAACCACGTCGACGAGCTTGGCGTTCTGCGCGTGCTCGAGAATGTAATCAGGCGGGAGGTCGCCGTAAAACGGTCCCGGAAAGTCGACGACCTTCGGGCCGTTGTCATTTGCCATAAATTTCATGCGATAGCGTGCACGATAACGCTTTCATGTTTGAATTAGCAAATTGGTCTTGATTGCTAAAAAATTTCCTATAATTTTTTTGCCAGCGAGGGGTTTTTGAGAAGGGGGGCATTTTTCTCTCCGAGGGTCTAGCTTACCTGAAAGCAGAGAAGGACTAAAGGGCAAATGTGTATATGCATACGGTCAGTAGCGGCCCTCCCGGCATGACTACCCCCGGGTGCCAAAGCCTTACCGGCGCGGGCGCAATGCCGCAAGCTATGGCCGCGCCGAAAGTTTTTGAAACTTAAAGTTTTGAATTATTTTAAATTTGAAATCTACATATTGTGTTGAAAGTAATTCGAGCACAGAAATGTCACAGTGCTCTAACCGCTGCAAACATTGGGTTACTTTAACGTGCTATCGAGTGCCTGGAATTATCCACAGAAGAATTGAAGAAGTACCAATAAACATTGATACTATTATAAAATTAACATTTAACATAATATATAATTATGCTGCAATCACCACCACAACATATAGAACCTAGTCCGGCGCGATTGTCGCCAGTAACGCAAGCGCACGCTCGCTGAGTTGCTCGGGGCTAACGTCAAGGTTCACATTGAGATTGATTTGTTTATCCGGAACTTTCCCGAATGATCGATTGTTGAAACGCTCGAGCTCATCGCCGCTTTCGAACGTGCGGGCGAGTTGCTTTACAAGCTGATAGTCCTGAGTTGAGAGCGGGGTTTTTTTAATTGAGGAAGTTGCAAACTTGATGATTTCGGCGGGGCCATATTTATCTAAGAGAACTTTTCCACGGCTTCCGGGATCTTGCCATGTCACTTGTCGCGCCGGAACGGCAGAAGGCTTCTTATTCTTAAGCCAATTGGGGTTTCCTCTAGGCCGTTTTATTGGCGTTTCGTCAATCAAATCCGTTGTGAAACTTGAGCTTTCACTCATGATTTATACCTAAAGCGTTGCCAGCCATATTCAATATAAGCTTGCAAGCCCCAAATTACAAACTGAATTCTTAACAATTCGCAAGCGATAAAATTTCCAATTCCACCACGGGCGATAAACCTTTTCGATTGATTCCACACCTGGCCGCGTCTGTCCACACGTGGCCTCATGCGGGATTGTAGAAATTGATTGTTATCCTGATAAGCAGGGAGAGCTTTAGCTCCCCTGCTAAGGATAACATTCGATGTTTTCCGCACGTACACACTGTAGGCACGCGTGGCCACGTGGGTATGTAACCTATTGATTATAATCAATACCCACTTTCCTCTTCCCTTACCGGGTAGTTGTGTGCTAACGTGTATCGAACCAATACAAAAGGAGTCTGTCATGAAACACGGTTATGATAAGTCAACTGCCCGTTATGTTAGGATTCGCAACCCCGTAGGATATGTCTTAGGGCATTTAAAAAACGGCAAGGAAGTCACGGCCTGGCATGGTCAAACATCTATTGCGGAAGTGACTTTTAAAGACCCTGTAGAGATCGTTATAGGTACCGATACTCGCGGTGAGCCGCGTTTGGCTTACGTAAGCAGTGCGCAAAAGAAAGCCCTGGACAGGGAACAAAAAGGCCGTGAAACAGCATCCGGATATATAAGACTTGGTATCTGGGAAGAAACAGTTTTAAAAATAATCGAGGAAATGGACGGCGCGGCCTTGGATAGCCTGTTAGAGGCCGTTGTCGCCCGCACGCCGCATAACCCTAATAAAAAAGACAGGCGCCGTGAAGCAGCGGTACGTGCTTTGGCGTCACTTAAAAAAAATGAATATATCGTTATTAAAGACGGCAAAGTTAGCATTGCTGATGATGATGATGATTTAGACCTGATCGAAGCGTGATCGTAGAGAGTAACAATATGTCGTTTCAGCCCTAAAATAAGCAATTGACTTTCGCGTGGAAATTTGAGATAGTGTGAGCGTAGACGATAACAAAGGCTTCCCGTTTAACCCATAGAGGAAAGGCCACAGAGCTATGACGAACACAACCCAAGTCCTCAAAAGAAACTATGACCTGGCCCGCGTGAATGACGCGGCATTCGTAAAATTCGGCAAAGTCGTTCTGATTAACGACGGACCGAAATACGGAGAATTTATCGTTATGTGCGAACGGCAAAACCCTGTTTTCGTAGATAAGCCTTTCATGACCATCAAAGCCTATATCTACGTTGAAAACGACAAAGTAGAAGTCGCGTTTCAACATGGCCATTACGATTTAAGCCGGGAAGACGCCTATGCCGATCTTAACGCCCGCACAGTGAGGTAACCGCCATGACATAACCATATACCGCCGAATACGGCACGATCCCCGAAAGCGAGCCGATGGGATATCGTATTGCGCAACGCGGGTTATAACGTCTTACAGGCAGTTTAATCATGAGCAAGCTAACCCTAAATCAGCTTTGGCAGATAGCAACACAGGCGGAGAAAGCATACATGGCCGCGCTGATAGCGGAAGGTGGAAGCGAGACGGCGGGACTTGACCTGATGTATAGGCCGAAAGATCAAAGCGCGCATACGCGAAGTCTAGGCCGCATTTTCGAACAAGCGCAAAATGACTGGCGGCAACGCCGCGAGGAATATCTAAGGGAGGGCAAGCTATGAAATACCGCATTTACCACGCCATTAACAAGGCGCTTATGTTTACGCTCATGCTGGCTATCATAGGCGTTGGCGGGTACGCAATACACCTGACACACGTTCACGCGACAATTACGGTAAGTTTCGGCGACAGGACTTTGTTGCAGGAAACGCAACTGGCCGCGATTGTAGATCAACCCATGATGAAACAGTTTAAAAAGGCAGGTGAAAAATGACGCCGGTTATCTTTCGAAAATTCAAGGATGCGGGGGACGTTATAGCTTTGTTCCCTACTCTACCGGGCGATCACTATAACGACACGTGCGGAAGCTATATGCACGTTGGGCAACACGGCGCGGCTTGCGTGGGTTTAATTTATGAGACAGACCCGGCGCACGAAAGCGAATACATGCCTTTGCTGAAAGAGCTGGAGAGGATCGGCTATAGCGACTTGCGGATTTATCAAAGGTACCAGCCACACTTTACCGCGCTTAGGCTGGCGGAATTACGGTGACTGAAAGGAAACCGACAAAAGAGCAGACAAAGGCAAGCATGCTATCGCACAAGCCAAACACGCCAGCGCGGCGATTAGCCTCTGCCATAGGCTGGCATAAGCGAGTGAAGACAATGGAAACCACTAACAAAAGGAAAGAGCAATGAATAATAAGAAACCTTCCCGCGGTAAAAACGATCAAAGGCCTATGCGCGTTGCGCACAACATCAAGCTGACGCCGGAGAACCAGCGATATATCGACAAGTACCAGGACGCGGTTGACGATGCTGGGCCGAATGCAACACAACAAAAGATCAATGAGAGGATGGGGCTTTAAAATGAAAAAGATTATGTCACTTACCAAGGCCCAGGAAGCGCGCTTTCCGGAATTCGTCGACAAGTGGATCAAGATCGGATTGTGTACGGAACCCGCTAACCGCGAGAAGTCGGAAAAAGCAATTCGCGGTCTGTATGGCTTGGCAAAATTAAAAGAGCCAAAAATTATTTGGCTTCCTTGCCCCTTGAGTGCAGCAATGTCTGCGACTGCTTATGCCTATATTCGAAACGGTAAAACTAAATCCGTTGGCAGCGCCGTTCACAGCGCCGTTGGCAGCGCCGTTGGCAGCGCCGTTGACAGCGCCGTTGACAGCGCCGTTCGCAGCGCCGTTCGCAGCGCCGTTGTCAGCGCCGTTGGCAGCGCCGTTCGCA